CCGCCGGCGGCGGCGGCGAGGGCGGCGATGACCGGCAGCGCGCTGTCGGTCTCGATGGCGATGCCGATGGGCAACGCCTTGGCGGCGGCGACGGCGAGGGCGCTGTCGGTCTCGAGTGCCTGGCCGATGGCGAGCGCCTTGGCGGCGCCGACCGCCAGCGCGATTTCGGTTGAGATTGCCTGTGAGACCGCCTTTGCCTTGGCCGAGGAGACCGCGAGGGCGATTTCGGTTGAGATTGCCTGTGAGACCGCCTTTGCCTTGGCCGAGGAGACCGCGAGGGCGATCTCGGTGCTGATAGCGAGGCCGACGACAACGGTGCGTCCTTGGGCGGCGGTAACCGCCGGGGCGGTCTCGGGGCTGGTCGCCAGCCCGACCGCCTTGCTCTTGGCCGCCGAGACCCCAAGCGCGGTATCGGTCTCCGTCGCCAGCCCGACGGTGACGACGGTGGCGGCGCTGACGGTGATCGACGGCGTATTGGTCCAGGTCTCGAGCGTGCCGCCATCGCGCACGACCCGAAGCTCCACGGTGTCGCCATTCGCGACATCGGCGCCGCGTATCTGGCAGCAATACTCGACCTCGGTCTCATCCGAACCGGCGAGGTCGATCTGGTTGCCGGACCCGGCGAGGCCGTTGTCCTCGTCCATGGCACCGATGACGAAGGGACCGGCGCCGAGCTGCTGGGTGGTGGCGGCCTCGTCGGCGAAATGGGGGCTGGCCGAGGCGCGGACCACCAATGACGTGGCGGTGACATCGTTCCAGCCGAGACCGTTGCGGTTGTACTGGTGCCGGGCGTTGAATTTGTTCTCGCCCGCGCCGTTGACCTCCTGGACCAGCTGCCGGACGCGGAAATTCTCATCGACGGCCTGCGTCCAGTTGGTGTTGACCGCCGCCTTCCAGGTCGCCGCGCTTTCCGAGCCGTCGTCGTTGCGGCCACGGAAGCTGTCCTGGTCAAGCGACGGGGAGGCGTGGGTCATCTAGGGGCGCTCCGATTTCCTGACGCCGCTCTTGCGCGGGAAGTCGGGGTCCTGCTGGGCCCGCTTCATGATCCGGCGATAATCGGTGTTATGGACGTTGCGGCCCTGGCAGATCGCGGTGATCGGCGTCCGGTGCAAAAGGTGATCGAGAAGGCCGTGCAGATCGCTGCCCCACCATTCCCGGTGGCCGTGGTGGTAGTAGTACCAGTCCCATCCGTTCAGGCACAGGCGCCCGACCTCGGGATCGGGCTGCACCGCGCACTGGACGCCGAAGGCCGGGGCGTCGCCCGGCAGCCCGTCGTCGCTGGAGAAAATCGTGCCGTCGGCGTAATAGAGCCTCCACCGTGGCATCGCCTAGCCCGCCGGCAGGACGCCGCGCAGGCGCTTGAAGTGGTCCTTGGCCGAGAGCTGGACGAAGCGCTCGGCCAGCGCCTTGCCGTGCCTGGCCTCGAACTCGGCCCAGCGGCCGGGCTCATGGCTGGCGAGCGCCCAGCGGCCCTTGTAATCGCCCGAGCCCTGGATGCGGATCTCGAAGTTGAAGCGCCCCATGGCCACCTGGAGGCTCAACTTGACGAAGGTGCGCAGGACCTCGATCCAGTAGCGGTCGAGGTCCTCGGGTTCGACGCCGAGCTCCCGCATCAGCGCCGGATAGGCCCTGTCGGGATCGACCGAGATCACGGTCAGGGGCCTATCGGTGACGTGGGTGGCCCATGAGGGCAGTGAAACCATGGCGGTCTCCTCAGGCGGCGCGGTAGAAGCCGGCGGCGTTGAGCTGGATGGTCAGGTCGGAGCCGTCGGTGGTGATGGCGAAGTCCTGATGGGTGATGGGGATGCGCGACGCGTCCGCCGCCGCCTCCTCGTAACCGAACACCGCCTTGGTCAGGATGTTGTTGACGCCGTTGCCGGCGCCGGTCCAGGTCTGGTCGGGGATATCGACATCGACCCGGTCGTTGGTGTCGTCCACCGTGATGGTGCCGGCGAGGCCGGTCTTGCGCGCGTAGTTGGTGAAATCGGCCTCGGTGGTGCCGGCCTCGGCCAGCATGGCGGCGAGCTCGTCGCGGTCGCGCAGCGTCGCCTCGGCCTCGTTGGCCTTGAGCAGCAGGAGGAGGCCGTTGGCGGCGCCGTCGCGGAACTTCTCCGCGCCCGCTCCCTTGGCGATGTTGAAGACATCGTCGGCCATGGCTCAACCCGCCTTCGGCATGGCGATTTTTTCGGCGAGGATCGCCAGCCCGGCCTGGGCGTCCTCGGCCCTGCCCCGCGCCTCGGCCTCCTCGTCCGCCAGCTCCCGCCGGCGCGCGCCGAAGGCGGCTTCGAGCGCCTCGAGCTCCGCCGCCGCGGTTTCCTTGGCCAGCGCCAGGCTGGTCTTGAGCGCCGCGTGCTCCTCCGCCGCTTCGGTGTGGTCGGCGGCGCGCGCGCGTTCGAGTTTGCCGATTTCCACTTCCATCCGATCGACCGCCTCGGTGAACAAATCGAACCGTTTATTTTTTTCGACTTCGAGCTTGTCGATCTCGAGGGCGATGCGGTCGCGCTTGCCCTCGGCCGCGGCGATCGCCGATTCGGCGGTGGCCGCCTTGGCGACGGCGGCCTCGAGGAATTCCAGGGCGCGGTACTTGCGCCCGGAATTGGCGAGGATCTTGCCGGCCTCGGCGAAAGTCATCTCTTTGTCATTTGCCATGGTCGCCTCACTTGAGCAGGAAATAGACGTCGGCGTTGAAGGTGCCGAGGCCGAATTGCGGGCGTATCGCCGTCACGTTCTCGATGACGACGGCGGCCTCGGCGACGCCGGCGGCCTGGGCGAACTGGATAATGGCGGCGCCGTTATCGTGGAGCTGGGCGTAGGTCGTCGGTGTCAGCTCGAGGGTGCCGACGATGTCGATCCTCGGCGTCGCGCCCGAGTTCATCAAACAGTAGACGGTGACGTCCGAGAGGCCGGGGCGGACGATGGGATCGGCGGTGTCGGCCTCGGTGAAGCCGGCGTATTTCCACAGCTCGTGCCCGTCCTGCAGGGTCTTGACCTTGACTGGTTTTTTTAACGCCATCCTCAATCTCCTTCAAAAGTGCCGGGGGCGGGCCCCTGATATTGGGATAGTTGGGCCCGCCCCCGGAGGGGTCGTGAACGGCGGCGTCAGGTGCCGTCCGTATACTCGATGACGATCGAGATGGTGCCGGCGGCGGTGCCGACGACGACGCCGGTGAGCGCCATGTCGTATTCCTTGACCGGGTCCTTCGCGTCGCCGGCATCCTGCCAGACCTTGTTCTCGACCTTGTCGACGTCGCGCTGCTCGAAGGCCTGCTCGGCGCCGGCCAGCGCCGCCGCCATGCTGAGCGCGTCGGCGTAGGCGTTGACGAGCTTAACGGCGCCGCCGTCGATCTCGTAGAGGCCGAGGTCGTAATCGGTGCCGACGGCGATGACGTCGTTCCAGATCTTGATCGAGTGGATCGACCAGTCCGAGCGCAGCCGGAAGAAGCGGTAGACGGAGTTGTTGTCATCCGCCGCCGCGACCTCCAGCGTCCGTTTCTTGACCCGGGACCGCCCGTGGCTGAGCGCCGCGTCGAGCATGACGCGGGGCACCGCCTCGAGGTCGGTGATCTCTTTGGATTTGGTGTTCACAATAGCCATGATTCAGGACTCCTTTCAGGCCGCGGCTTAGGCTTCGACGCAGGCGATCTCGACGACCTTCTCTTCCTCGAGACGGGTCGCCCCGATGGCCATCGAATAGAACACCTGGGTGGCGTGGTTCTTGTCGGCGCGCTCGGTGATGCGCCCGATCGGGTTCTTGCCGACCGCCAGGACGATGCCGTCCTGGGCCCAGGCGCGGACCTGGCGGTCGCCGTTGGCGTCGGTCTTCAAACGCTGGGTGCGGATGAAGTTGAAGCCCATGAAGGCGTTGATCTCGCCCTGGGCCAGGGCCTTGACGGTGTTGAAATCCGCCGACTTGACCTCGGTGGTGTTGAGCAGATCCGTCACCTGCTTGGCCGAGACGGCGATGTGGCGCGGGATGTCCTCATCGACGTCCGCCGCGTCGATGATCTCCTTGGCCGAGAGCAGCTTGGCGACGGTGAGGCCGGCGCCGGAAGCCGCCACCTTCTGGGCGGCGGGCAGGGCGACGGTGGTCGAGCCATCGACGCCGGCGAAGGCATTGCCGACCATGGCGGCGATGATCTCGTCGTCCATGGCGCGCCCCATGGCATTGGAGCCCGAGATGGCGTAGGGGCTGGTCGGGTCGATCAACATCCTCACCTTGTCGAGGTCGTCGATCAGGTCGGCCCAGTCGTAATCGACGAGGCTGACCCGGCGCCGCGAATGGGGCGTGTCGAGCTGCGGCGTGTCGGCGTGGCGGGTGGTGCGCTTGAGCGCGGCGACGGTGCCGATGCGCTCGATGAAGGCGTTCTTGCCGGTGACGGGTTCCATCCTGACAAGGGAACGCAGGCGGGAGCCCTTCTGCTGCGAGAGCATCAAGACGTTCGAGGAGTACATTTCGACGAACGATGTGGTGATTTCTGTGGACATCAAAAAATCTCCATCAATGTTTGTTGTCATCGGCGGAGACGTTCCCCGGCTTCCATCGCCGGCGTTCCCTTGGGCCTAACGCGGCCCCCTATCGGCGGTCTTTCCCGCCGTCAACCGGCCCTCCGAAGCCTTCTCGCCCGCCGAAGCCTCGGCGAAGGTGGGGGCGTAGGAGGGTTCCCCGGATTGAGGGATAAGCTAGTCGGAGATCAGCCTTCGGCCGCCGGCGGGCCGGAGCCCTCTTGCGGCGAAGGACTGACTGCCTCCTCCTTGGTGGTTTCGTCGGGTCCGCCGGCGGCGGGCGCCACGCGGTCCATGCTCTGCACGGCGGCGACGGCCAGCGCGGCGGCCTCGATGAAGTCCTGCCGGGCCGCGTCCCAATTACCTACGATTGAATTGTCGCCGCCCGAGCCGACTTGGGCCGCGATGAGTTGGACAAAATCCTCGGTCGAATGGGGACCGTCCTGTGCGCGCCCGCCCCACTTTTCGTCCTGGCGGGCGCGCGCGGCGACGATCTCGCCATAGACCGGATCGTGCAGGGCCGGCTCGGCGCCGTGTTTGTTCCCCATGACGGCATCCACTATGCGCTTGATACCGCCGGGCTTTTGTCTCTCGAGGTTTTCGCGCACATGACGTTCGGCGGCTTGCTCCGGTGTCTCGGGCTCATCGGTGGGTTCCGTCGGTGGCGGCGGCGGTGCCTGTCTGATCCCCTCGCCGGCAATGAAAAGACCGCCGTTCTCGACCAGCAGGCCGATGAGGATGGGGCCGACGCAGCCCTGGCCGCGGAGATCGGTCTCGATCTTCTTGAACAGTTCGGGCCCCTGGCTGTGGTTGCCGAAGGCCTCGTAGACCGAGGCGATGGGGAAATGCTTCGATGTGATTGGTGCCATTCTGTCCTCTGTTCGCTGGTGTCTGGTTTAGAGCGTTGTCTCCGAGCCCGGCGGGTGCTTGATGGCGAACAGGCGGGCCATCTCGGCGACGAGCCCGGCGTGTTCGGGTTTGGTGGCGTCGGTGTAGGCCGGGTTGGCGTGGATGGCGGCGATCTTGGCCTCGGCCTCGGCCGGAGTCATGCCGCCACCGCCGCCGTCACCATTGACCAGCGTGTCCTCGCCGACCGCCTCGCCGATCTTGATGAAGGCGCGGACCATCCTCGGGTCGTCGCCGAGCTTGGTGTCGTTGAGGAAATCCTTGAGGTCCTGGCCGCCGAACTCGCGGATCGCCGCCTTGGCGAGATTGACCTTGGGCTCGAACTGGCTACCGAGCTCGGCCTTGAACTTATTCATGGCCTCGGTCTGCGCCGCCTCGCGCGCGACATTGGCGCCGTTGAAGCTCTCCGCCGCGAACTCGTTCCAGAAGCCGTGCAGCTTCTCGGCCTGGGCCTGGCTGAGCCCGGCCTCGTGGAACCACCCCTTGGCCTTGGCCGCCAGGGCATCGTGGTATTCCAGCCCCTCGGGCAGGCTTTCCGGCTTGGCCAGGACGTAGCCGTCCGCTTCGTCGGGCCGCCCGTGGCGGGCGTGGATCTGGCCCAACTGCTCCGGCGTCATCTCCTCGACCCGCTTGCTGACGAGGTTCTGGGCGTTGATCAGCGACTTCGCCATGCCCTCGATTGTCGTGAAGGTCTTGACCGTCGGGTCGTCGCGGATTTCTTGAGGAAGATCCTGTTTCCACCAATCATCCGTCAAATCGCTCGTTGCCGGCGGCGAAACCGGCGCGGTCGGTGCCACTGGCGCGACAAGCGCGGCGGGATCGGGTGCGCCAGCGGCGGTGGGGTCACTCATTTTCTTGCTCCTTTGGCGAATTCAACGCCTGAGTTATCACGTAACGTCGATGGGCTTCCGGCGTCTCGCAACACACGAATGGGATAAGGCTTGCCGCTTGGGCCGACGCGAAAACTTACCCGGTCGCCCTTGTTGGGGCCTTGCTCAATTATCTTGGTGAACCGGGTGCCTGGCTTTCTGAGTTTTCTTGCCATCGGACGGTCCTAATCGGTGATCGCCTCGGTCGGGCGGGGTTCGGCGTCGTCGAGGTTCAGCTCGAGGAAGGCCTGGATGCGCAAGCCGACCCGGCGCATCCCCTCATTGAAGGCGCTCAACTGGGGATCGCCGGCGAAGGTCGGCTCGTCCATCTTGCAGAAGCGGCGGAGGTCGGCGTAAACGCGCCGGCCGGCCTCGGCGTTGAAGGTCACCTGGTAGTCGATGACGCGCTGCTTGCGCTTCTCGGCTTCACCTGCCGGCGTCCCTGGGGGTCTGGTCTCCGTCATCCGCCCGCTGTCCTCTGGTCACGCGGCATTGGCGGCCTCCCGCCTTCGCCGGGGCTTCGGCGGACTTACGCTGGGGCGGCGACTAAGCTGCATTGGCGGCCGCCGGCGCGGCGTTGGCGTTGGCGCCGGTCAGGGCGGGGAGGAGCTTGCCGGCGGCCTCGGTGGCGGCGAGGAGGTCCTGCTTCTGCGCCTCTTCCACCGCGGCGCGGTTGCGGGCGTCGCGGATGGCCAGAACGCCGCGCTCCGGGCGCAGCAGATCGGCGTCGACGTCGAAGATGTCGGAGAAGCGCCGGACAATCTTGTCCCCGTCGTAATTGTCCATCAGCTCGGGACTGGCCGAGATCAGCGGGCCGGCGGCCTCGATGGCGCGCAGCAGGCCGAGCGCCTTCCGGGCGCGCTGGGCCTTGGCGATCGGCGAGGTGAACTCGACGTCGATCTGCTGGTCCAACAAATCATCGGGCGGCGGGTCGAACACGCCGGCGCGCAACATGATGGCGAAGGCGCGGTCGATCAGCGGCCGCAGGAGCTCGGCGTTGAGGCGCCCCAGCATCGGCCCCAGCAGCCTAAGCTTCTCCTCGGTGCGCTGCAGCACCTCGGTCGCCGTCATCTGCGGCCCGCCGACGAGCTGCAACTGGTCGATGAAAAACGCCGTGCGGATGGCGTCGCGCCGCTGCTCCTCCATCTCGAAGCCGAGCTGCAGATCGCCGCCGGTGTTCATCGGCCGGATGGGGTCGGAGCCGTCGGCGAGGAAGCGGGCGTAATTGAGGCTGGCCGGCGTCGTGCGCACCGGCAGGATGACGCCGTCGTCGGCCACCAGCATCGGCGGATCGACCTTCTTCTGCGCCGCCTGGATGGTGGTCTTGGCCATCAGGTTGAGCTGCTTGATGTCGGCCAGCGCCTTCATGGCGGGCGAACGGCCGAAATCCTCGCCCGAGACCTTGGTCCAGCGGGCCACGGCGAAGGGCCACTCGTCGAAGCCGCCGACGCCGATCTCGTGGCGCTTCTCGGGATCGACGTAGACCGAGGCGAACGGCTTGTTGGCGCCGTCGCGGCGGCCGGGGATACGGTCGCCGCGGGGGAAGACGGCGTGGAGGATGTTGACCTTCTCGTCGGGGTGCTCCTTGGCGACCTTGGCGATGCGCCCGCCCACCGCGTCCGGACCCCATTTGCCGGCGGCGGCGCCGGCGGTCATCGGGAACAGCCGGTACACTCTGTCGACCCGGCCCCGCGCGTCGGTGGCGATGAAGACCTCGGAGATCGGCCGGGCCGAGAAGCGGATGGTGTCGTCGTCGTCGGCCTCGATGAACAGCGTCGCCGTGCCGAGGCAGCCGAGATCGAGGTAGATCTCGTGGATCTCGGTCTGGAAGTTGGAGTTGTTGAGCTTCTCGACCATGCGCCGGGCGGTGTTGTCGAGCCACAGCCGCACGTCGTCGCGCGCCGCCAGCCCCTTGTCGCGAAGCATCAGGGTGAACCACTGCCCCTGCGGGCTGGTCAGCATCGAGTGCAGCGCCCCGGCGAGGAGCTCGTTGGCGTCGATCGGCGCCGAATCGAAGACCTTCTTCATGCGCTTGTCGCCCGGCGTGCGGATGGTCTGGATGTCGGACTTGCGCGGCAGGACGTAGTCGGTCACCTCCTGCC